GCGACTGATCTTGTAGCTATAGGCGTTGTCGGTCAGAACGTTGGCGTCTTCCTTTTCCGCCTCGTCTTGCAACAGCGCTGCGTAAAGCTCCGCTTCTTTTCGAACCGTAAAGGCGTCAAGCGTTGACGAAGACATCACCGACTCCTGAAACTCCCGTGCCGCCCGTGCGGCTATGTACCGTTGGAGGCTGTAAGGCAGAGTCGCGAAATCAAACTGCTGGACGATATCAACGTAGAGAAAACTCTGGTCGTTGTTCGTCGTCGCAGTCCAAGTGTCCGATTGGTTCTTGATGTCGTAGAGGTAGCCGCCTCTCGCAGCCACATTGACCCACTTGTGTTCCTCCACCGTATCAACGGTCAGTACGCTGGATGGCAGCGGTATCTTATTCGTCTCATCTCGAAGAAGTTTCTTTCTCCGGTCTCTGTTGGAGTGCCAGCCAATCGACTGCACATCTTTATCAACCTGATTAAAAATTCTCTCAGCCGTCTCAGCGTCGGCAAGGCCCGACTCCAAGGATGACACGGGAGCCTCTCCTATGGAGTCAAGCATGAGGTTGACGGCCTCTAGCTTCGTCATCGCCATAGGCGGTCTCCTTCTCTGTGTTTAAACGTGTAAAAAAAAGGCATCCCCGTGAAAAACACGAGGATGCCTTTGGAAATACTGGCTGTTACGAAGTCTTGAACTCAACGGCCAGTTCTGGACGCAGTGTCCCATGACCGCAAGCGAGCTTAGCGACCATGAAATCTTCTTGACGCCTCACGTCTCGCTCAGTTTCCATCGCGAGATCAAGCAACTTGAGCGTACCCACAGCGTCTTGACACCACATGATGCCAGTCGTTGTGGAGTAGTCAGCGCGGTACTTACTGTACACGCTGGTGTCGCTCGACTGGTTCGTAGTTGGCATCAGATTAGACCGCATGATGGTGACACCATCGATCTGAATCATGCCGCCTGAACCAGCAACACCGCCAGCCTGTTCACCAAAGTCTCTATTGATGACCAAGTAGCCGTGCGTGGAGTCCACCGCATATTTGATTGCGTCAAATACATCGGCATTCACCACGAGATAGCGGGGCATGTCGGGTGGAACGTTGGCGTTGAACAGCGCGATATTCGCCTCGCGGATATGGTCAATCCATGACTTACCCGTGGTGGCTACGATGCTCGAACTAACCAACGCTGAGTCAGTGATCACGTTACCAGCGGGGAACGGACCATCAGCACTGGTGCGAGCAGCAAGAACGATCTGACGAAGAACGTTCCGGTCAAACTCGCGGGCCAATGCTCGGCCAAGTTCCGCTGAGAACTCACTGGTGACATCGAAATGAGCCATCTTCTCATCAAGGTCGTAGATCGCGGTATGTGCGACCAACAGCCCGTCGATGGTGATGTTTATTTCCGTCGTATCGATGTCATTGCCCAGTAACTCTTTTCCAGCCTCGTGATATTCACTGGTGGCCTTCCAAGTTTTCGGGAACTGGGCGCTCTTCCCACTTTCGATGGTGCGGACGTTGTGCTTGTCTAACGTCACAACCTGTTCGGTATAGGCGGTAAGAACCTCACCACCAAAAACCTTGAGAAACAGATTGCGGTCATCAGAAACACTCTGACCGTAACCAAACCTAGAAGGAGTAGACTGTAAACCATAAGCCATTTATCTAGTCCTCCCTAGACTAAGCCAGCAGCAGCTTGCCGTGCCTTATCGGCATTGGCAGCGGTGCCAGCAGTTCCATCATCGATTCCGCCAATCCAAAACACTTTCACTGGACCGGAGAACGAGACAGCACTATCGCTGTTGCTCGACTCGACAACATTTCCATCTGAACGGGTCAAGGTCGTTGTGGCTGAAGCATAGACGCCAACCCCTACCTCATATGCACCCTTCTCACCAATCGCTGCGTACCATACGGTATCAGCGTTTGCGAGAGTGACTGCATCAGAAAGTAGCTGGTTGTTTCCCATGTTCTGAACACTAATTCGAAAGCTAGTAGAATTAGCATTGCCAGCCTGAACGACTTCACCCGCCATCGCAAAATCATGTTGATGTGCCATGATTTCATCCTTCCTTTATTGAAGTTACGAGGGTAGTGAAGTTGACCTTTCCTGCTCCAGTTTTCCGGCGTACCGGCGCTATTGCTCTAGGTCATTATCCCCAGAGGGGATTGCTTAAAAGTTCGAGTTGCCTACACGCAGTCGAACTTGATTTCTAAAAGCGGGATCGTTTTTGTATTTCGGATCGCCCATGGCCGTCACCATCTCCTGACGAGATGCAAAGCCTGTGCCGCTATCGCTGACAAACTGGCCTTCAACCAGTTGAGGGCTTTCTGGGCTTGCTTCAGAATCCACCGCCCCAATGCCACTAGCCACTTTGAGGCTATCGATAGCCATTCTCCAATTCGGAGTGTCAAGGATATTATTATAGTTCCCAATTTCTTCCTCCGTGAGATTGGTTGAAGCCCAATCAAACATCGCGTTTAAACTCTGTTCGCCGCCCGCATATTCGACGGTTCTCGACTGTGCGTATTCTTTCCCAATCGACAGCAAGTCCACATAGTCATCAAGGACATCAGACGGGATTCCAAAGTCGATCAACTTTTTGTAGTTGTCCTCGTTGATCGTTCCCTCGGATTCAATCGATGAGGTGACGCCCGTCCAGAACTCAGAGTTTTCAGCCGGGGCAGTCTCATTAGGCGGCGTCGATTGCTCTTCTGCTGGTTTTTGTTCTAGCTTGAACTGAAGCTCTTTCGAATGGCTCTCCCAGTCGTACTCTCCGGTGTCGGCGTTGTAGAATTTTTCCGATCCCGCATCCGGCATCGCTGCAATCTCAGCTTCAAACGACTGCTTACTTTTTTCGTCGCTAAATCCCTGTTCAAATCGATCAGACATCTGCTCGTTATATTCTTCGGTGCCTTTCTCCGGTGTCGGAGCCGTCTCTTGGTCACTCATCTGGGAGTCCTTGTTCCATTTGCTGTTCAATTTGCTGGCCCATTTGCGCTTGCTGCTCCGCTTGCACTCTTTGCTGTCTCATTTGTTGGGCTTCTTGTTCGTCACGCACAACTTCAGGCAGACCCAGGCCGTTGAAAGCTCTCTTCAATAGCTCGGTCATCTTGACGTAATCCAGCGTCAACTCTGGAGTAAGCATCTGCACGATCTGTGCGGCAGCTTGTACCTTGGCCACGTCCTGTTCTCTACCTAGAGCTTCCAGTCCCGTGGTTATCTGTGGCTCAACGAGATCACTCTGGAAGGGCGGCAGAGCACCTTGCTCCACCATCTGCAACATCAAGCGCTCAAGCCGCGCCCTCTAGCTCTTCGGCCATCATGCGAAGCTCGGTAGCGGTCACTCGTTCAGCGTTTCGACGCAGCCCAGAGTTCAGTAGAAATGATTGACCCAAGACTTCAGTAAGCCTTCGGACTTCTTCAGCCGCTATCTGAAGCCCTGTGACATTCGTGAACTGGAGCATTGAGACATCTTCGGGATTGCCGACAACGATTTCGCCATTGTCAGCTTCAGACATGCGCCGCCGGAGGTTCGCACCTGTGGCATTTGGTCTAATCATATATATATGCCTGGATGCCATTGTGCTTCCATCCAGCAGCGCCTTTGCCATTCCGTCCAGCGCGAATAGGTCAGCGTAATGCTCTTCGACTTTGCCTCTTCCGAAATCTTCGGACGGCACAAGCGACCATCGCAGTGGGATGAATGGACTAACCGAATATTGTCCTTGAGATTGTGGGACGATTTGATCGTCAATTTCCTGATGAACGTCATAAGCGCCATCGGGATTACGCAGCACTCGCGTGTATAGCTCAACGAACTCGTGACCCATGTCCGTCTTCGTTTCAGTAGCTATCGGGCTTAGCTCGGGGGGAATCTTCTGACGGACGATAATCTCTTTAACAGCGCCTGTCAGATCACGTTCGATGACATATTGATCCAGTCGGTAGACCCTGAGTTGATTATCTGGGCCGATAAACTCCAGAGCATTACCTGTGACGATAAGCAGTTGAAGAGAGAGGTTGGTCGCACTTCTCCAGTTTGACCTATCGATCTCCGACATGATCAGCTTCTCAGCTAACGTGAAGCCCCGCTCA